CGCAGCACAAGCACGTATAGATAACATCATTCGTATGATGCAAGATGATTTCGACTACGGTAAGTTTTCTGATGGTGGAAAAGTAAAAAAGAAAACCACTAAAAAGAAAACTCCGACTGCCAAAGCTCATCGCGGCAGGAAAGCGACTTACAGTGTCTAAGTACAATCTCTCACCTGATGAGGAGTCTCTCGCCCGTGAACTCTACTTCGATTTGGGCTACGATGATTTCTCAACTCTCGAAACGTACCTCCGTAGCGGACAGTCTAACAAAGACGTAAAAGAATACGGACCCGTACGAAAGAAGAAGGCAAAAGGCGGAAAAGTAAAAAAGAAGAAGTCCGTCGGTAAAGTTCATCGTGGCAGAAAGGCGAGTTACAATGAAGGGTGATAGTCTAATAATGATGGACGGTAGATTTCTGGATTCACTGTACAGAGATCGTCAAGAAATAACCGACATGTTAAAGTCCGGTACTCTCAAGGGTAAAGACCGTAGTGAGATGGTTGAGAACTTGTTCGATACGGAAAAGATGATACGCCAGATAGAAGGCAGAGAAAAGCCTATGGCTAAAGGCGGAAAGGCTTGTCGTGGACGAAAAGCAGCCGGAAGCGCCGAAAAGGCGGGGTAGGCCGAAGCGCGATCCGAATGCGCCCAAAGCCACATATAACTTATCTACAAAGGAACGTGCAAGACGCGCGGCGACGAAACGTGTCAACGCTGCGAAACGTCGTGCCGCGAAGTCAACCAAAGCAGCAGAGGACAAACGACGCTATGCCCGAAAGCTCGAACAACAAGCTACAAAAGTTGAAAACGCTCTTGTCGGGAATGCTTCTGCCACAATCGATCTTGGGGATGTGGCTGATCTGCCAAGCGCAGTATCAGACTTGGTCGGAGAAAGCGAAGTCGTTTTCCAGCCAAATGACGGACCTCAAACAGACTTTCTTTCGGCGGGTGAGCGAGACGTACTCTACGGCGGTGCTGCCGGTGGTGGAAAGAGTTTTGCACTTCTTGCTGATCCGCTACGTTATTGTCACAATCCTAATCATCGTGGTCTTCTTCTCCGTCGTACACTCGACGAGCTTACCGAACTAATCGACAAGTCACGTCAACTTTACACAAAGGCGTTCCCCGGTGCAAAGTTCCGTGAGTCGAAGTCCACATGGGTGTTTCCGTCCGGGGCAACGATTTGGTTCACGTATCTCGACAAAGACAAAGACGTAACCCGCTTTCAAGGTCAGGCATTCAACTGGATCGGCATCGATGAAATTACTCAGTATCCTACGCCATATGTCTGGGATTACTTGCGTTCTCGCCTTCGTACTACTGATCCTGAACTCCAGCAACACCTGTACATGCGCTGCACAGCCAACCCCGGAGGAGTGGGTGGTTGGTGGGTCAAGAAGACTTATATCGATGGCATCGAACCAAACAAGCCTTTTCCTGCCTTCGATATAGAAACGAAAAAAGAATTCCTGTGGCCCCCCGGTCACGAGAAAGCAGGTCAACCGCTGTTCCTTCGCAAGTTTGTACCGGCGCGGCTGACCGACAATCCCTACCTCATGGCAGATGGTCAATACGAGGCCATGTTGAGGTCGCTCCCAGAAGTCGAGCGAAAGCGGCTTCTCGAAGGTGATTGGGACGTGGCGGAGGGAGCGGCCTTCCCCGAATTTTCGAGATCGAGACATGTGGTCGAACATTTTGAACTTCCAACCAACTGGCCCCGCATTCGAGCGGCGGACTATGGGTACGCGAGTCCTTCGTGCGTTTTGTGGGGGGCTATTGACTGGGATAATAATATCTGGGTTTATCGCGAACTATATGCTAAACACTTGACAGCAGAGGAACTCGCTGATAAAATACTAGAAGCAGAGGAGCTAGACCCACAACCGCACTACACCGTCTTAGACTCCTCGTGCTGGAACAAGACGGGTTTCGGACCCTCGATAGCAGAGACGATGATGCGAGTCGGTGTGCGTTGGACGCCATCCGACCGTAATCGCATACAAGGAAAGATGGAACTCCACCGTCGTTTGGCAAACGATCCGTACACGGAAGAGCCTCGCTTACGTATCTTTTCTTCGTGCCAAAACATCATCAAGCAAATGGCTGGCATCCCGCTGTCAAAATCGAACAGCGAAGACGTAGACACGAAGGCTGAAGATCACGCATACGACGCTCTCCGTTACATGGTGATGACCCGCATGAGCGGCTATACCTCTATACACAAACAACTCGGTGCAATCAAGAATCAAGTGTACCAAGTACAAGACGCGACATTCGGATACTAATAGATGGCAACCGCATCTCCTACACTATCACCAAAACAGATTCGTGAGCTAACGCTCGAAGAATTTTTTGCCTACGAAGCGCGGATGAAACCCGGAACCGATCCGACAAAGGGTGTTCCGGCAGAGGTTGCACGAATGACTCGCAACCTCAAGGGTATTGTTGATCAGCGTTCTGGTGTTCCTATCCTCGAAATGACAGTTGATTACTTGATGTCAGAGAATGAGGAAGGGCGTCGAGTTATCGGACAGGTGATTGGCGACTTGATTGCGGACGGACCGTTCAAAGAGGCCGACTTAGCATCTGCACGTTACAAAGACGGCGTTCCTCGTCGGGGTCGTTCTAACGCCCTGATAGCTCGATTAGATACCATGTTCAATCAACACATGGAAACTGGCAATCAGTACGTTTTAAGACCGACTCAAAACTATCTCGGTCAAGAAAGTTTTGCGATCAACTCTGGAGTAGCTTTTAGAAGATCACGAAAAACTCTGCTCGAAGTTCCGGATGATACGTACGAAAAACTAAAGTTTATACTAGCCGATGAAGAGATTGACCCTAAAGTACGAAATGTAATAGGACTCCACGCTTTTAGCGGAATGCGCCCTGAAAATGTGAGAAACATAAAAGTTGAAAACATAAACTTTGAAACTGGAGAGGTAACATTCTACGACGCTAAGGCGGCTTCGACTATAGAAAAAGCCAACATGATTCCGAATAGAACGATCTTCTTGAACACTATGGCTCTAGATTTTATGAAGGAGATCGTGGGGGATCGTGTAGCAGGACCGATGCTCGAAAATGAAGTTGATGTTCACGACACAGCTTCGAGAGTGTTGAGTGATCGAGTCGGACTAGCTCTCTATGAACTTCCTGATAAGACTAAAATCCGCGAAGGCTTTACACTCTACGATCTTCGTAGGCTTTTTGAAAGTCAACTAGCCGATCAAGGATTGAAAGATGATAATGACATACGAGCTTTGAATGGTCGTTTGCCAGCAGATACTGCCGGTGGATATAGAAATAGAAAAGGAGCATTTCGTCGAATAGACACTGCTGCCAAAGCAGTCGTAGCTTCTATGGTAGGGTATTCAGGCACAAGAACAATAAGTCAATACGGCAATGATATTGGTATGGATTTTAGTGACACAACAAAAAAAATTGTTGTGTCAAAAGATATCTTAGTAGGCACAGAATACATGAAGACCCTGAAGAAAAGTTTCCTAGACTCACTTCCGGGAGAGTTCGGTATGCTTTCTTCTGATGATATAGAACCGGCAGATGCGGAAAGCTCTAAGCAGTTTCAAGAAGAGTCGAGAGCCGATAGTCGTTTACGTGCGGCAGAGAAAACTGAAAGAGCAATCGAGCTAGAAGAAAAAAATAATCAGAGGGATCAAAAACGCGCCGCACAAGCTGCAGATGCTGATTTAGATGGCAAAACACAACCGGCTCCCGGTGAGTTTAGTCCTGAAGGGAAAGCCTTGATGATCGAGTTGGGGATGTGGAATGAGCAGTATGAAAATTATGACTCCGGTGATGACGCCTCTAAAGCGGATAAACCTGAAGCTCCTGAAGCTCCCGATAAACCGGAAACACCGGGGGATGGTAAACCCGGCTTCGGAACTACCACATCGATGCTCACTGCGGGTGTTGCAGGTACTGCAGCAATGCTTCTCGATCCGGCACAAGCTCTCGCTGACGAAGCAATTCAACAGTCAGGAGAGGCTGCGACACGAGGAATTATAGGTAAAACTTTAGCCCGTCGCATACCCTTTGCAGAAATAGCTATTCCGAGCGATCTTTCTGCTGATCCACAAGAAAACTTGGCAAAGGCATACAATGTGTCTCCAAGTGTTTTTTATCAAATGACCCCGGAGCAGATGGCTCCGTATCAACAGGCTTTGGACGATGCAATCGCTAAACAAAAGCAAGAAGCAATCGACCGGAGAAAGGGAAGAAACCGAGCTAGAGTCGGCAAAAACTTCCTAGAAGAACAACCCTAACGGAGAA